TGCGGCAAGATTAAACACGAGGAAAACAAGCCGGCCTTTGCCTTCGGCCACCTGTTTGAAGCGGCCCTGACCCTGCCCGGCCCCCAGTACCACCAATATCTGGCCGCCCACCCGGAACTGTGCAGCAGCCGCGGCCCCACCAAAGGCCAGCTGCGTGCCGACTTGGCCGCTGCGCCTGAGCTTGCCCACGCCGTGCGGCGCAGCCCCTATTTGTGGGGCATCGTGCGGCGCAGCAAAAAGCAGGTGATTTTGACCGGTGAGCTGAACGGGATGCCGGTGCGGTGCATGATGGACCTTGTTGACCGTGACGGCAGTATTTATGACCTGAAAGCCATGCGCAGCTTTTTGCCCATTTACGATACCGCCCGCGAGGAATACCTGGACTGGTGGGCGTACTGGAACTACCCCATCCAGCTGTACATCTACCGCGAAATTGCCCGCCAGAACGGCCTGACCGTGCCCCGCGTGGGGCTGATCGCCGCCAGCAAAGCCGACTGCGATGTGCAGGCCCTTGCCTTTGGCGATGAGATCATGCAGGCCGCTGCCGCGGATACCGCCTATACCATGCAGCGGATGGCCCAGATTCTTGCCGGGCAGGAAGAGCCCACCGCCTGCGGCCGCTGTGCCTGGTGCATGAGCCGCAAGCGCATTACCGAATTTGAAATGATTTGAGAGGAACAATCTATGCTGAATGTAATTGCTGTGATGGGCCGCCTGGTGCGCGACCCGGAACTGCGGCAGACTGCAACCGGCAAGAACGTGGCATCGTTCCGCGTGGCCGTTGACCGTGGCAGCAAGGACGCCAACGGGCAGAAACAGACGGATTTCTTTGATGTTGTCGCTTGGAACAAAACTGCGGAATTTGTATGCAAATACTTCCAAAAAGGTTCCCTGATTGCCATTGATGGCCGCTTGCAGAGCCGGAACTATCAGGATAAGAGCGGCAGCAACCGCACCGCCATTGAGATTTTGGCCCACAACGTACACTTTGCCGGGGCCAAAAATCAGGCCGCACAGCCTACCCCCACACGGGAACCGGATGTTGCCCCGCCCGCTGCCCCCATCCCCGCCGGGGATGATTTCGCCCCTATTGACGATACGGGCGACCTGCCGTTCTGATGGCACGGCCATCAAGAAAAGGACAATTGAATATGGCTGAATTGAAATATATCCCTTTTTATCCCGAGTATATGGAAGATACGTCCGACCTTTCGGACAGTGAGTTTAGACGGCTTATGTATGCGCTTTGCGCTTATTGCGTAGGAGCAGAACAGCCCGAGCCGCTCACTGGCAAGGAAGTGATTGCGTATCGGTTCATCACCCGTAATATCAAGGTATCTCAAGAACAGTACACCGCAAAATGCATGAAGAATTCAGAAAACGCTAAAAAGCGAACGATAGCGAACGATAGCGAACGCAAGTATTCGCAAGCGAACGATAGCCAAACAAGCCAATACAAAGAACAAAGAACAAATAACAAAGAACAAGATATATCTTTCGTATCTAACGATACTCAAGATATATGCAACGCTGAAAGCGTTGCTACGCGCAAGCGCGCACCTGCATACTCTGCAAAGAAAGCAATTGAGGATTATACCCAGGATCCAGAATTGCGGGAACTGCTGATTGAATGGCTTGACAACCGCAAGAAGCAGCGTGCGCCGGAAACTAAGGGTGCTATTGGGCAGAATCTTGAAAAGCTGGCTGGAATGGCTGCACAAAGCAATCTGAGCTTGCAGGAATACATGCGCGAGGTTGTGCGCAAAGGCTGGCAGGCGTTCTATCCGATACGTGATGCACAGCAAGCAGCGCCGCAGCGCCGTGCAGATGGGAGGGATTTCGATTGGCTGACGGGGCAATGACAACCATGCAATCCGGGTATTTACAGCCGCAGCAAGAGGGCAAGCACTACATCATGGGCTATATTGCCGCCCGATGGCCAAATTTCGGCGCGGGGAAAAAGTCAGAGCAAAAGCGTCAGATGATTGCCGTGTGGGAGCAGGATTTGGCGGATATTCCGCTTGCACTGCAAAAAGCCGCTCTTGATGCAAAAGCAAGAGCCGGGCAGTTGTTCCCGCCATCATCCCCGGTGGAACTGCGCCGCTGGTGCGAAGAAGTACAGCCATCCATGACAGCACTTGATGTTGCTGTGTATCAGACAGCACTTGAATGCAATCTGCTGGATGCTGATTTTTGCAGGCGGCAAATTGCAAAATACAACGCGGCACAAGCCGCAGGCCGCAACGCATATGCAGGATGGGAGGGATGATATTGCGGAAAACAACGATTCCGACCCCTACCGAGGATGCAATACTTTCTGCTGTGCATAACGCAAAGGATGGTGAACACAGATGAATAATATGAGGTTTGATAACGAAAACAGCAAATGCGTTTCCACCGAACGGATGCCGCCGGAAGAACTGCGCCAGCTGCACCGCCTGGCCATCGAGCGCCGCCCCGCAGCCTGTTTGGGCTGTGGGCTGGAACATAATTGTTTTGTGTATGGATGTGCCGTCATCCGCAAAGCATTGCGGCTGTTGGGAGGTGGGGCGGATGCCTGTCTTTGATTCCAACTATCTCTACATCATCCAATGCCTGGCCCTTGTGTTTCTCGCGGCCCCCTGCGTGCTCTTTGCGGGCGGCATGCTGATCTGTGGGCTGATGTGGTGCGGGCTGCGCATCACCCGTGCCATGCACCTGCGGCTGCTGGGCCTACCGCGGTGCGGGCGCTGCCGCTACTGGGCCACCGTGCAGTGCCCGCTGTATGGCCGCAACACACCAAGCGACTTTTGCAGCCGCGGCGAAAGGTGGCGCGATTGATGGACATTCTGCTTTCGATCATCGGCAGTGCCGTCCTGGCCGCGCTGCTGGCCGCCGCCTACACCGCCGGGCTCTGCGCCGGAAAAGCCGCCGCCCACCTGGACGAGGACGACGAACCGAAGATCTACATGGATCACACGCATGGAGGTGAGGATTGATGCCGAAATATTCCGATAAGCCCTGCGCCCGCTGCGGCAAAATGATGCTGCATGCCTATTGCAGCACGCGCTACTGCAAAGCCTGTGCCCCACTGGTGCGCAGCGACGACGCCATCATCAGCCGGGCCAAGCAGCGCAGCAAACGTGCCATGAGCGAGATCGCCCGCGTGAATGCTCTCGCCCGCGCCGAAGGCAAGACCTATGGCTGCTATGTGGCCCTGCACGAGCCGCGGAAGGGGTGATGCCGATGAGCAGGCCGCATTATGGCTGGTGGGGATATGTAAAAGATATCATCCGCCGCTACCCTGCCCTTTGTGAGCAGGAAAGAGCCTTGCATGAAACCTGTATCAGTCCCGACCTGAGTGGTATGCCCCGCGGCTCCGGTACTCCTACCGACCCCGTGGCCGATGCCGCCCTGCGGGAACTGCCGGAGATCAACCGCCGGGAAATGGAAGCCGTGCGCCAGGCCATTGCCGAAACCCTGACCCTGGATACCGGCCAAGAGCGCCTACAGGTGATCCGGTGCGTTTTCTGGGACAAAACGCATACACTGGAAGGGGCAGCAATGAAGCTGCACCGCTGCAAGCGGACCGTCGCCCAGTGGCATGGGGAGTTTATACGGTGTGTAGCCAAGTATTTTGGGCTTTTATAAAAGTATGTTGATCATTCTTCAATTTTATGTTATCCTTATGAAAAACTAAAGGAGTGTTGCGAATATGGCCGGTTGGGACGATATACTAAAGGAGTTAGGTGATACTCCTTCTCCTTCGGATCTTGTTCGGAGAAAATATATTAAACAGCTGTCGCAATACACGAAAAGGAATACCATCGCCTACTACTCTGCCTTTATCACGAAGAATGGTGGAAATATCGATATCAATGATTCAGATATGACCGGCTTTATGAACGCGTTGAAAGGCATGGATTGTTCAAAGGGCTTAGATTTGATTTTACATACACCAGGTGGATCGCCCGCTGCTGCTGAGGCAATCGTTCAATATCTTCGCAGCAAATTTGGCAAAGATATTCGTGTTATTGTGCCCCAAGCAGCTATGTCTGCCGGCACAATGATTGCTTGCGCATCGAAAGAAATTATAATGGGAAAACATTCTAGTTTAGGTCCCATTGACCCTCAATTTAGTGGAATTCCTGCATATAATATAAAACAAGAATTTGAAGAAGCTAAAATTGATCTGTCTGAACATCCAGAAAACGCCCAGTACTGGTCTATAAAGCTATCTCAATATCCCGCTGCTTTCATGAAAACGGCAATTGATGCAATCGAGCTTTCTAGTCTCCTTGCAAGAGACTGGCTTGGTTCTTGTATGTTCAACAAAGACGATGAAGATGATCGCAAGATTATAGAAAATATAGTTCATAATTTAAATGAACACGACAGCTCAAAGAATCATGGTCGTCATTTTAATATAAAATTTTGCCAAGGTATCGGATTAAAAGTCAAATCAATGGAAGATGACAATAAACTACAGGATAAAATTTTGAGTGTTCACCATGCTTATATGCTAACAATGTCTGGAACCGACGTCTGCAAAATCATAGAAAATCAGAACGGAAAAGCCGTTATAAACCATCTCCGTTCTTGAACGCTTCAGTCAAAGGAGAAATTTGCTATGAACAATCTGCATGCCGAAGTCGATTTATTATATCAGCAGCTTAATATTCCTACCGGTACTATGCAACTTAATAACACTTTAAATTTAGGCAAATTAAATCGTGAGAATGCTTTCTCGGAAAGTAATTCTAATCGTACACGCGAAACGCCTGTCCAAGGAAAATCCGATGGGTTGAAGCTTAAGAAGATCGATCTGCATTAAAAAGCCAAAATTCCATGCTATAATACCATCATCAAAAGCCGTAAGGAACCCAAAACGTCCTTACGGCTTTTGTATTGTCATTTTATCCTCCCCATTTCAGCCAGACGGTCTTGCTCCCGCCTGGCTGTTTTTATGCCGCGCAGCCGGCCCTTTGGCAGGGGCGCTGTGTTCCCAAGCAACGGCACAGCAAGGGTGCAAGGCCCTTGTGCGGCCCCACTCCCCGGCACCCGGCAAAGGCTCACACATTTACTCTCTTTCCTTTTGCCCGTGCGTGCCGGGGTTCTTTAATATTCCACCCCGCCCCAACCCGGCGGGGTATTTTATTGCAGAAAGGCGGTGACCACCGTGCCATCCATTACCCCCAAGCAGGAACGTTTTTGCCAGGAATACATTGTGGATTATAACGGTGCCCAGGCCGCCGTCCGGGCCGGGTATGCCGCAAACTCCGCCCGCAAAACGGCCAGCCGCCTGCTGACAAATGCGGACATTCTTGCGCGCGTGCGCGAATTGCAGCGCGAGCAGACGGCCCGCCTGGCCTTAACGCAGGACTATGTTCTGCAGCAGCTTGTGGATACCTACCGCTGCTGCCGGGAGCCGGAGCCGGTCATGGTATATGATGCCGATGCAGGCAGCATGGTGGAATCCGGCAAGTACCAGTTTGACAGCAAAGGTGCCCTGCGCGCGCTGGAGCTGATCGGCAAGCACCTGGGCATGTACCAGGACAAGCTCAAACTGGACGCCAAGCTGGATACCGGCCAGCTGGGCAAGGTACTGGAACAGCTGGGTGCGCCGGATGGCTGATCTGCTGCTGTCCGAAAAATACAAGGCATTCCTGCGCTGCACCGCGCCGGTGGAATTTCTGGAGGGCACCACCGCAGCGGGCAAAACCACCGTGGGGCTGTTCAAGTTCATCCTGCGGTGCGCGGCCAGCCCAAAGCGGCTGCATGTGCTGGCGGGACTGGACCTAGGCACGATTGAAAAGAACATCATCACCAAGGAGCTGGGCGTGCTGGATGACTTTGGCGACCTGGTTGAATACTGGCCGGGCGGCCGCGGCGAGGACCGCCTGCCCCATCTGCTGCTGCACGCCCCAGGCGGCGACCGCAAGATCTATGTGATGGGCTATGCCGACAAAGCCCGCTGGAAAAAAGCCCTGGGCGGCCAGTATGGCTGCCTGTACATTGACGAGATCAACATTGCGGACATTGACTTTGTGCGGGAAGCCGCCATGCGCTGTGATTACCTGCTGGCCACCCTGAATCCCGACGATCCCGGCCTGCCGGTCTATGCGGAGTTTATCGACCATGCCCGCCCCCTGCCCCGGTGGACGCAGGATACCCCAAAAGAAATCACGGCTCAGCTGTGCCAGACCGCAAAGCCGGGCTGGGTACACTGGTTTTTCTCGTTTGAGCACAACCTGGGGTTATCCGCAGAGAAGCGGCGGCAGATCATCAGCATGGTGCCGCCGGGCACCAAGTTATACAAGAACAAGATCCTGGGGCTGCGCGGGCGTGCTACCGGGCTGATCTTCAGTCTGGAGCCGCGCCATTTGATCTGTGCGGCAGAGCTGCGCGCCCTGCTGACCCGGCCGGAACACCCGCTGCACTGGGTGCAGCTTTCCTGCGGGGTGGACACCAGCTACAGCCAGCAGACCGCCGATACTTTTGCCTTTGTGCTGGACGGCATTCTCTCTGACCGGCGCAAGGTCACGCTGGCGGCCCAGGCCCACAACAACAAGACCCGCGCCGAACACAGCCTGCCGCCGCTGGCCCCCAGCGATATTCCGCCCCTGCTGCTGGACTTTCTGGAGCAGCAGCGCAGGGCCTGGGGCTTTGCCCGCACCGTGTATCTGGATTCCGCCGACCAGGCCACGATCACCGAATGTCAGAAGTACCGCCGCCTGCACGGCTGCATGTATGACTTTGTACCTGCCTGGAAGCGGCTGCCGGTGCTGGACCGCATCAACCTGGAATGCGGCTGGCTGGCCCATGGGGACCACCTGTTTGTGCAGGAAGCCTGCGCACCCCTGATTGAGGAATACAACGTATACAGCTGGGACGAAAAAAAGCCCAACTGCCCGGAGGACCGCAACGACCACTGCGTAAACGCCGAGCAGTACGCCTGGCTGCCGTATAAGGAGCAGATTGGATGAGATGGATAGAAAGGGTGAAGACGATGATCCGCAGCTGGCTGGAAATTCAGGGCAATACCGCATAATTCTAAGTGCCGATACGGCGAGCGAGGTGCGGCAGATGCTAAGCCAAAAGCGCAGATAATACTGGATGTCTTATCGAGCA